AGTGTAATCTTGACCCCAACTTATTCCCATTAACAGGAACAACAAACTACTCTTATCAGAATGGTAAGACGATGTGGGGACTATACAATATTGGATACGAATACATCTCTGCAAATACAATCAATTCGGAAATAACACCACTGGTTCAGTTTACACCAATTACTAATTCAGGTGGAACAATATCTTATTCCCCAACAGGAGGAACATTTGATTTTTCAGGAACACCAGTACATGATTATTATTTCAAACCTGCAATCCAAGCCAAGGAGTTATACGAAGCTATTGTAAGAGAGGCTGGTTATATAGTTGAATCAAACTTCTTTGAGACAGCATATTTCCAAAAGTTCTACATGCCATTAAAGTTCGTAGATGAGACCATCTATTCAAGAAACGCCATACCTCCATGTTATACCTATACAAATTTTGGATTAGTACCAGATTTTGGTGGAGTATTTACAAATCCTGACACCAATGTTCAATGTAACACATTAGGTTGGACTGGTAATTCAAACTCACTAATAATTCCTGAATCATACGCAGGTCAATATACTTTTAGATTTACATTTACCGTTACTCCAACAACGGCATGTGACGCATTCTTGTCAGAATTTCCATATATCAATTTTATATTTGATGATACAATCACAGCACCTATATCATTATATTCTAATTTCGTATGTGATTTAACGCCAATAACAATTTCATTTGACCAAGTATTCAATTTATCAGGAGCGTCTACATTACAATTCTATTTTCAGGGGGAATATATTGTAGTTGATTCATTTGAATTTCAAGTAGTACAAGGACCAAGATTTATTCCAAATGGTTCTATCATCAATTACGATATTGAGTTCCCTGAAAACGATTACAAACAGATTGATTACATAACCTCTGTAAACAAGTATTTTAACCTCGTGGTTGTCCCCAATCCTGATAAGCCAAGTAATCTTATCATTGAACCTATTATTGACTATATCGGTAAAGGAGAGGTGTTAGATTGGACAACCAAAATTGACTTTAATCAAACTCAAAACTTATATCCGACAACAGCCTTGTTGAACGGAACATTGGAGTATGAATTCAAGTTGGACCAAGATTATGCAAATCAGGATTTTAATTCTCAAAGTAACAGAATCTTTGGTACTGATAAATTCAAATTAGGATTAGAGTTTAAGGATACGACAACCAAATTTAGTTATGTCTTTTCATCCCCTATTGATATTACCTTGAATAACTCCTATGTGCCAATTATCACCATGAACTCAATGTCAAAGTTGAAACAGGTGGATGTATCAGGTCAAACACAACAAACATTCGTACCATTTAAGATATTACCAAAACTTACATTTAGAGGTCTAACATTACCAGTTGACAACTATGGATTCTTGGGAGGAACAGGTACAACTCTTGGGGATGTAACTTGTGTTAGTGGATATACAATCAATGTAACTGACCAGGGTTGGATGAAGTGGAACGATTGTGATGGAGTTCAAACATATAATTATTTTTATCCTGGCGTTCAGTATATAAGTAATGGTTGTATCAATCCATCAACTGTAAATGCTGGTTTCCCATTTGCTGATTTAGCGAATTGGACTGTAACATTTACAGGTACTCCTTGTAGTACGGTAGGTCCTGTTTCAATCTATCAGTATTGGTATATGGACCAAGCACAACAAGACAGATTTACAAACCTCAACAGATTTACAACCTATCCATTCAACTATACAGGGTTCTCACATTACATCAATTTTAGAGGGGAAGACCAATCAAATGTAACCCCTGCTGAATTCTCGTTTGTGGCTGATGACTTATACAACATCTACTACGAACCTTATGTTCAGGATTTAATATCAGAGGAGAACAAGTTATACGCTGCCAAGATTTATCTGTATCCCCAAGACATTCAAAAGTTGAGGTGGAATGAAAAAATCTTAATTAACAACACCTACTTTAGAATCAACAAGATTACTAACTTCAATGCGTTGGAGCCTGCGATATGTGATATTGAATTGGTTAAACTTACAAAAGAATACCCAAGTCATCCAAAGTTATTCTATGACTTAATTCCTTGTTCAACAGGGGAGACATTACATACCAATTCAGACATCATGTTTAACCTGTATGCATACGCAGGAAACTATGTTAGATTGTATGATGAGTCATTAAGTTATTTGGGATGTTATGGTGTGACAGTTGTGGATGAAGACCCGAATGTAAACTATCAAAAGTTTTGGTTAGCAACAGGTTATACTTCCAATTTAGTTGGTGTGTATCCTGATTGTGGATGTACAGGTAGAACAGAGTTTGATATAGTTCAAGAGGTACCAGGTGAAGACAGATTATTCTGGTATTCAGCATTGGATTGTGCTACGAGTGCAACGACTTACACATTCAAGTCAACAAACGCTGACTTACTAACAGGAACAACATCTTATAAATTATATAACACAGGAACGACAGAAACGGTATGTATCTTTAACCCAAGACCAACATTCATTCAAGCTACACCATGGCAGTATTTATCGGCTTATACTGATTGTGCGGAGTGTGAATTTATACCACCAAGTCCTACTCCTACAACAACACCAACCAATACTCCTACCCCAAGTATTACTCCGACAATATCTTTAACACCAAGTCATACACCGAGTCCAACTCCAACAAATGAAGGATGTACTCCATGTTATACTTACCAGTTGTATTTTGAAGATGAGGATTTCCCAAGAGCAAGATTATTAGCAAATTATATTGATTGTAATGGTAATCCTGCAGTTATTTCAGTGAGAAACTTTATACCTGTAAATGTATGTGCACAACAAGATACAGTTTATTGGGATGATGTACCACCACCTGAAAATTATATTAACAACATTGGTTCTTGTGGTTCATCTTGTCCAACACCAACTCCAAGTAATACACCTACCCAAACACCAGTAAACCCTAATCTTTGTACAGCATGGATTATTGACAATAGTGCGGGATTCTATGGTATAAACTGGTCAGGTATAATTTGTGGAACTGAAACTTCAACAGGAGGATTCATAGCAGCGGGAAACATTCAATATACACAATGTTTAGTAGACGGAACTCTTGGATATACAGGAACACCAATAATCAGTATAGACGCGATATGTTAAAAATATATTTATAAGTAATGAGTTGTAATTTTTATGTCCACAATGACTCCGCAGGGGGTAGCAAATATATTTCAGGTACAACTTGTAGTGGTACTGTAGCATATTATACATTAACACTTGGTCAATCTGTTTGTATGGATGACGATAAACCCTTAATCAATCTAAATGGATTGGTTATATCTGGTTCATGTTTTCCTATAACACCAACCCCATCAACAACTCCTTATGGTTATTGTTATGTATCGGGAGAAACTCAAACATTTGGGGTATTCCAATGTCCAAATAATGGTATATTGTATAATGACATTTATGGTAAGTTAGTATTGTACGCAACCATTGAAGGTAATATCGTATCATCACATCCTGATTTGTCATTTGTAATAACTAATGGAACAGAGTTTGAAACTATTGTAATTCCTGATGGACAAGAATTTACAGAGTTTGTATATCCAAGAGTCAATTTCTTTTATACAGAAACTGATTGTCTTCTTGAGACCTTACCTGATTGGGAAGTGTTTACTCCACCAGTGACAAGATGTTTATTCTTTACACCGACACCGACTGTCACACCAACGGTTACTCCTACGATGACGCAGACACCTACCAATACCGCATCACAAACGCCTACTAATACTTCAACATCAACACAAACGCCTACTAATACTTCAACATCAACACAAACGCCTACTAATACTTCAACATCAACACAAACGCCTACTCCTACAACAACCACAACATTAACACCTACTCCAAGTGCAACCGCAGGTCCATTTACCCCATCAGGAATAACAGATTTATATTTATGGTTTGATGCAGCAAACAATTCAGATTTTTCATTAAGAGTTGCAGGAGGTACATCTTTCATTTCTCAATGGAGAGCGAGATATGGTGGACAAGTTGTAAATCAATCAGAAGCCTCATTTCAACCAAGATACACACCAGGTAATTGGGGATTACCATACACAGGAGTAAGTTTCACAGATTTAGCAGATTTCCTATCAGGTTCAACTACAACAACAGCAATTCCATCAGGTAATACAACTTTTGTAGTTGCGAATATTCCAAATGCTGTTGATACTGTATTATTCCAACTTGATACAGATAATGGTGAGGGTGTTTCAAGTTTATATACAACTTGGGACCAGAGATATCTTGGACCTGATTTTATAATTATTGAAATGAGGAGTGTTTCAGGAGCATCAAACTATGACCCATATAATGTAATTTCAAAATATCCAAAAATGCTTGGTGTATCAACAGGAAATACAACAACACAAAACGCAACATTTAATGGGGTGAATGCATTAACAGGTAGAACTATAACTAATGGAACTAATATTGTTGGTGTGAGAATGAATACACCTGCGGGAGAAAGAAAAGCCTCTGGTAATATGTCATTATTTGAGGTTATTGTTTATAACAGAGTTTTAAGTAACGCTGAACAACAACAAGTGATTAACTATCTAAAAACTAAATGGAATTATAATAGTTGGTAATATGAATTATATTGTATACACAAACGAGAATGAGTGTGATTCTTTAATATCACAAATAAACAGTTGTATTGGATTGCCAACTGAAGATGGTTTAACTGTAACATGGATGAGTTCCCCAAGTACAATATGTCTGTTTGACCTTGAAACAGGGGACAAAACAAATATTGGATATGGTGTTGTTATTAACGATGAATCAATAGATTGTTTAACCCCAAATCAAAGAGATGAAATAATAACATTACAAGGAAATATAAATTTATGTTCTTGGACTCCGATTATTATATCAGGAACAACTTAAAATTTAACTATGGAAATAAAAATATTTACAGATGGAGAGCCATCGGAGATTAGACCTCTAACTCCTCCGAAACAGATAAACGAAAATTTGAATGAACTATCAAAGTATTTTCCATTTTTAGTGGACAATATGAAAATGATTTCATTTTTAGAACAATACATGAAACATGGCAAATAAGAAAGTCACAGTTGAAGTTGATGTTGATATAGAACTTGAACCATCGTTAAAACAGTTAAGGGAGTTAAAAAAACAACTTAAGGAAACTGCTGCTGGTTCGGCAGAGTTCAACAAAATATCCAATCAAATTAAGGATGTTGAGGATTCTCTTGAAGAAGCAAAGTTTGGTGCCAAAGGATTAGTTGACCAATTAGAAATGGCTCCTGGTCCATTAGGTGGAGTGTTCAGAGGACTTCGTTCAATAGAGGTTGCAACCAAGTCATTCGGTGCTGCGTTAAAAGCGACAGGTATTGGATTGATTGTTGCCCTACTTGGAGGTCTTGTTGCTGCGTTCAGTCAGAACGAAGTTGCAATGAAAAAGTTAGAACCTTTATTCATCGGACTACAAAAAATATTAGGTGGTATATTTAGAGCATTTGAACCAGTACTTGACATCTTCGTTGAAATGGTTGAAGCCGTTCTACCTCCACTAACAAAAGGTATTGGTATATTCTATTCCGTTTTATTTGGTCTATTTACCCTCATTAAAGATGTGGGTGTTGGAGTTGGTAAGACCCTTAAAGGTATATTCACATTTGATTGGGATTCTATCACAGAAGGGGTTACACAGATTGCTGGTTCAATCGGAAACGCAGTTAAGGCTGGTGACCAAGCATACGCAAGATTCACTGCTGGTACAAAGGAGTTAACAAAGACAGAAAAAGAAAATATTGCCGAGAGAAATAAGAATAATGCTGAAGGAGCAAAGAAGGCAGAGGAGTTAAGAAAACAACAACTTGAAGCATTGAAGGCAGACCTCGATGCGAAGATTGCATTAGAGACAAATTCAGAGAATACTTCAAGAGAAAAACTAAAGGCATTATTAGATGCTCGTTACCAAGCAGAAATTGCTGATAAGAAATTATCAGACGCACAGAAATTAGTATTACAAGCAGAATACGCAAAGAAACTTGAGGAGGCAATCAACGCTGATGAGGAGAAGAAAAAGAAGAAAAGAGAGGCAGACCTTGACGCTCAAATTCAACTTGAAATAGACAAAGCAGATACAAGACAGAAAGAGTTAAAGATATTGTTGGATGCAAGGATGGCTGAAGAGCTTGCGAACCTTGAATTGAGTGAGGCACAGAAAGAAGTTATTAGAGCGAAGTACGCCAAACAACTTGATGATGCATTAAAGGCGGATGATGAGAAAAGAAAGAAGGATAGATTAGACGCTCTTCAATTAGAGTTAGACGCGAATAGAAACAACGCAATGGCGTTGATTGACACATACGCAAAACTACAACAAGAACTTACCAATAAGACCGCATATTCAGAACAAGAAAGAGCGACATTAAGAAAGACATATTCTGACGCAATATTATCTGCACTTGATACTTCATTCCAAGCAGAAGTTGCAATGACTGAAGCGAAGTATGATAATCTTGTGACAATAGATGGGGACTTCAAGAGATTCTCTGATGGTTATTATGCAGATTTAAGAGACAACTATACCAAGAACGAACAAGCACTAAAAACTGCATTAGAAAAAAGTGTAATCACACAGGATGAATATAACAAGAGAATTGCTCAATCATCCAAAGCGAGAAGAGAATTAGACAGAGTAGAGAAAGCATCAGCCGTTGAAAAAACAAAATTGATTGGTGATGCATTAGGTCAATTATCAAACATCGTTGGTCAGGATACAATCGCTGGTAAAGCATTCGCAATCGCAAAGGCAACCATTGATACATACCAGTCAGCAGTTGCAGCTTATAAGTCATTAGCGGGTATTCCAATTATTGGTCCTGCGTTAGGTGCCATCGCAGCAGCTGCCGCAGTAGCATCAGGTATTGCAACGGTTAAAAAGATTGTTGCGGTTCAAGTTCCAAACGCACCAGCAGGAGCGGGACCAGCATTGAGCACAACACCATCAGGACCTGCTGAAAGACCAAGTGTTGTAAATGTTGCGGCATCCCCATCTATCAGAGCTGCTGATGGTGGATTGATTAGAGGACCAGGTGATGAAAGGTCAGATTCAATTCCTGCAATGTTAAGTGATGGAGAGTTCGTTGTTAATGCTCGTTCAACAAGATTATTCCAACCAATATTATCAGCAATAAATGCATCAGCAGACATACCAGGATTTGCAATGGGTGGATTGGCATCCAAAAAAGACATGCCAGCAAAAGACAATTCTGAAGATATTGCGGAGGCAATTGGTAATGTGTTTAGAGACCAACCAATCAGAACTTATGTTACAGCGGGAGAAATTTCAAACGAACAACAATTTGACAGAATAATAAAATCTCGTTCTTTAATATAAGAATGGTAATTTTTTAACTTTTTAATATTTATAGATAATGAATACAACCAAGATAATTGAGTTATTTATTGATGACGATTATGAGGAGGCAGGAATTGAGGCTATTTCTTTAGTTTCAAGACCCGCTCATGATGAGACATGGATGGCATTTAACAGTGAATGTTCATGTGGTTCACACAAAATGGAATCTGAATTAGAAGACCCATATTCACCGTATACTGTTGTTGCAGATGACTTCTGTGATATGAATCCTAAACTTGCTACACTTGGTGAGTCAGTTGGAGAATTAGAAAAAGACGGATGGGCACTTGTTAGAGTTGAAAAGATTACTCCACAGGTTGTACATAGAATGAATCAACAGAGATTCACATCTGACCCCAATGGTGAGTCAGATTTGGACACTGAAAACTTTAGAGTTAGATTCAAATATGTAGGTGCAAGAATAGACAGTAAAACTCGTAGGTTTTGTGCTGATATGTTGAGATTCAATAGAGTTTATAGATTTGAAGATATTGATGATTTAACAGATAATATCGCAAATCCAGAATTTGGTTTCTATAATATCTTTTTATGGAGGGGGTCATTCAACTGTCGTCATACATGGGTTAAATTAATTTATAAGAAAGAAGGTAAAATTATTAATTCAGGTTCATCTGCAAGAGGACTTGAATCAACGGATTCTCTCAATACATCACAACAACCTGATACAAGAACTGAAGCTACAGAAAAAGCTGCAAGAACAAACAACAAAGGACAAGACCAATGGGAAAGAGGAATGCCGAGAACAGGTCCAAACTTATTTGCAGAAGGAAAAGGATTGGAAGATGCATGTTGGGAAGGATATGAGGCAATCGGATTAAAGGACGATGGTAGTCCTAATTGTGTTCCAATTAAGATGACCGAAGATGACTTCGCAGAATCAATTTCTGACTATCCTGAAGGTGTTAAAGATGCAGCAGCTAAAGCAGTTGCATACGCAGAAGAAAACGGATGGGGTTCATGTGGAACTGCTGTTGGTAAAACAAGAGCATCACAACTTGCAAAGGGTGAACCTATTTCAGTTGATACATTAAAAAGAATGTATTCATACCTATCAAGACATAAGGCTGACTTACAGGTATCAAAATCTTATGAAGATGGATGTGGTAAGTTGATGTATGATAGTTGGGGTGGTGAAGCAGGATTGACATACGCCGAAAGAAAACTAAAACAATTAGAGAACATGAAAATGGTATTCTCTGTTGTCGATGAAGAAAAGAAAATCATTGTTGGAGCCGCTATGGTGCCAAACAAGATGATTCATAGATACGATGACTTGGGGAACTTATACTATGTATTCTTCTCAAAGGAATCAATCAAGAAGATGGCTGACAAATTCTTGAAAGAAAAAAGAACTGATGAAACTTCAATAGAACACAACGGTTTGAAGTTAGGTTCAAATAAAGTTTATATAACAGAATCGTGGGTTTCAGAAGACCCATTATACGATAAATCACATAAGTATGGATTTGAATTACCTGAAGGAACATGGTTTGTTTCTATGAAGGTTAATGACGATAAAGTATGGAAAATGATTAAAGATAAATCTCTGACAGGATATTCCGTAGAAGGATTATTCGCGGAGAAATCAGTGTTCTCAAAGGAGGACGAACAAATAAACCAAATAACAAAATTACTTAAATCAATTAAAGATTATGACAAGTAAAGAAGCAATCAAAAAGATAATGACTATTCTAAATTTCAGTGAACACAAATTTTTTGAATCAAAAACACAACAAGGTGTTGCGATGAAAATGGAAGATGAACTGGAAGTAGGAAAAGTTCTTTATGTTGTTACTGACGAAGGTATGATTCCTGCCCCTGCGGGAAAACACATTATGGAAGACGGTACAGAGATTGAAACTGATGAAATGGGTTCTGTTTCTAAAATCAAAATGGGTGATTATACCTATGGCGATACTGAAGACAAAAAGTTGGAAGACAAGAAAGAAGAAGAATCAATGGAAAAAGAATCAATGGTTGAAGCAAAATCAGGAGACCTTACATTAGCGTCCCCAACATTTGATGTTGGTGAAACTATTGATGTGGTTAGTGAGGATGGTTCAAAGACACCTGCTCCAGATGGTGAACATCAAGTGGAATTAAAAGATTCTGAAGGTAACGAAACAAAAATCAGAGTTATGGTTAAAGATGGTAAGATTATGGAAAGAGAAAATGTTGAAGAAGTAGCAGAAGAATTTTCTGTTCTTGTTGAAGCATTCGCAACTACAATCAAAAAATTGGAAACCAAACTCGAGGAAATAGCAAGAAAGAACGAAGTTCTTGAAGCTAAATTCAAAAAGTTTTCAAGTGAACCAGCAGGTTCAAGAGTTACAAAAAACTCAACAATAAATCAAGAAACATTTTCTCCATCAGTTCCAAGCAAATTGGAAGGTATGAGAAGATTTAGAGAATCACTTTCTCGTTAATTAAACTAAAAAATAAAATTAAAATAAGATGAAAAACAATCTTTCAAAAATGAATTTTAGCTATGATTTAGGAGGCTTACAAAATTATGTAGACCAGCTAAATTCAGACATCATTAGTGAAGCGGTATTATCACCAGTAACTATGGATTATGTTAACGTAATTCCAGGAATCAAGGGGACAATGAATGTCAATCTACTTTCTGAAACATTAGAAGTACAAACAGGTACATCTTGTGGATGGAACAACGCAGGTGAAGTTACTTTCACAACTGCTCCAGTAACAGTTCAAGCATTAAAGGTAAACCAATCTTTATGTTTACAAGAATTGAACACACTTTGGTTAGGTCAATTCTTAAACGCAGGGTCATATAACGAAAATGCTCCATTTGAGCAGGCGATTATCGACCTACAAACTAAACAAATCAAAAGAAGTAACGAATTAAGATTATGGCAAGCTAACACAGGTTCAACTGGTAATTTCTCTGGTTCTACTTTCCCTGGTTTCCAACAAATCTTCGCATCTTCTGGATACACTGCTGATGGTGGTGTTAAATTAACAGGTCAAACTGCATTATGTTCTGTAACAGGTTCTAACGCAACTGAAAAAGCAAACGCTGTATTACAACAAATTGACAACTTAATTAACAGTATGTCTGCTGATGTATACTCTCGTGAGGATATTGTAATTTTCATGAGTGAGCAACAATTCAAATGTTACTTACAAGCAGTTAGAAATGTAAACAACTTCTACATTGACAGTGCTGCTGTAGGTAAAGTAGGTTCTGTTTATTCTATTTTCCATCCACAAACTAACTATAAGGTTGTAGGTGTTCCAGGATTGAACGGTTCTAACTTAATCGCATTAGGTCCACAACAATTCTTCCTTGTAGGTACAGATTTAACTTCTGATGAGGATTCATTCAGAGCATGGTGGTCTCAAGATTTCCAAGAAGTAAGAATCATGGCGAGTTGGAAAATCGGAACGGCTATCGCTTTTCCACAGTTCTTCGTGACTAACGGTTTATCATAATCGTAGAATAACAAAATTGGTCGGAGGGGAGCAATCCCCTCCTACTTAAAACAAATAAACGAAACTAATAAATTTATAAAAACATGGCTTGTAATTTAAGCGCTGGAATCCAATTAGGATGTAGAGATAATACAGGGGGTCTGAAAACCTTGTGGATTACCGACTACACTAATGTGACTTCTATCACATCTTCAACAGGAGATACTATCACAGCATTATCAGGAACAGGAACATTTTATGAATTTCAACTAATTAGAACATCATCACAATTAACAGAAACTGTAAATGCAAGTTTAGAGAATGGTACTGTGTTCTATCAAGGTGAAGTCGTAACTTATTTCAACAAACTTTCTCAAGACAAAAGAAATATCTTAAAGACACTTGCTCAATCTCAACAATTAGCAATCGTGGCTGAAGATAATAACGGTCAATACTTCCTTTTAGGTCAAACCTATGGTTGTTTTATCAGTGCTGGTACATCAGTAACAGGTAAAGCTTTAGGAGACCAAAACGGATACAATATGACTTTCCAATATCTTGAACCAAATCCAATGAATCAACTTTCAGGTTCTTTAGCGTCAATCGCAACAGGAATCACTGTTCAAGGATAATAAAATTAATTAACATGGGGGGTGAATAACCCCCTGTGTTATATTTATATTTGTATGCTGATAATAAAAACCGCACAGAGAAATTCATTAGTTGTAACTGTTTCACAGAACTCAACCATACCAAACCCAGAGTGGTTATTCTCTTTCACACACATTTTTTCAAAACAACAAGTTAGATTTATTCCAACAGATATTTCTGTTTCAAGGAGTAGATATGACGAATTTGAATTTATTGAAGGACAAGGTGCAGGTGAGATTGCCTTCCCGTTCGAAGGCCAATACAACTACGCAATTTATCAGCAACCAGCAGGTTCAGGTAATCTGAATCCACAACTATCACAAGGAGCAGTTGAATATGGTACAGCAGTTGTTATTGTAACATCTGCGGATACAACAAATGAATACTATGTTGAGTTTATTTCTAACAACGAATTTAACTCGAACTATATATTTGCACCAAATGAATTGAATCCTCCAACACCTACTGCAAGTGCTACACCAACAAACACACCAACTCCTACCAATACTCCTACAAACACTGCGACTCAAACACAAACGCCAACCAATACAAGAACACCAGAACCAACAGAATCGGCTACACCAAGTCCGACTCCAACAATGACGCAAACTCCTACCAACACTGCAACTCAAACTCCTACTGCTACAACTACATTGACCGCTACTCCTACGGAAACTGCGACATCTACTCCTACTAATACCCCAACAAATACTACTACAAGTACTCCAACAAGTACTCAAACACAAACGCCTACAACCACAAGTACTTTAACTGCGACTCCTACTCAAACTGCTACTCAAACACAAACTCCTACAAATACACAAACACAGACGCCAACTAAAACAGCAACAAGTACTCCTACTCCAACACAGACCCCTACTAATACCGCTACTCCAACCAATACTACAACTCAAACACAAACTCCAACCAATACTGCGAGTCCAAGTCCAACAAGAACATCAACACCTACTCCAACTCCTACAACTCCACCATTTGTACCTACTGAATTAACGGATTTATTCCAATGGTTTGATGCGTCAAGTGCTACGACTTATTCAACAAGAGTTAGTGGTTCAACAACATTTGTTACATCTTGGAGTGGTATAACAGGAGCAGTTGTTTCTCAAGCCACAACAACATTACAACCACAATTAGTACAATTCGCTAATGGATTACCTTATTCAGGTATAACATTCAGTGGAACAGGTATTAATATGAGTGGAGCAACATCGGGAGCAGTTCCATCAGGAAATACTTTATTCATTGTATCTTATCAACCAAATGAGACAAACTCATTACAATTCTCTGTTGATACAAATAATGGTGAAGGTGTTTCTTCTCAATATACAAATGCTGATATTCTTGAAGCGAGAACACCAGGTAGAAAAGTTCAATTTGGTAATTGGACAACAAGAAGCAAATATCCTTATGCATTATTAAGTGTGTCAGGTAATTCATCATTTGTAAATGGTACATTGAACGATACAGTACCATCAAATACATCAGGTACATTCAGTGCTGGTACAACGATGACTGGTATTAGAATGTCAGATGTTTCTGCTGATTCTATCGGAACATTATATGAGATTATTCTATACAATAGAGTTCTAACAACAAATGAAAGAACAAGAGTATTAACATACTTGAAGAACAAATGGAACTATGCTAATTGGACAATAACTCCAACGCCTACTGCTACGGTTACATCAACCCCAACAGGAACACCAGCAGTAACTTCTACACCAACACCAAGTGTAACAACAACTCAAACTCAAACACCAAGTAATACTCCTACTCCGAGTGTGACTGCAACATCAACTCCTACTCCGAGTGTGACTGCAACAAGAACCGCAACTCCTACACAAACTCCTACTGCGACATTGACACCAAGTCCAACACCAGGATTTAGTCCATCATCAATATCTAATTTACAAACATGGTATGACTCCGCAGATGCTTCTACATTCACATTAAGAACAGGAACACAAAATGTTGAGAGATGGAATGATAAATCTGCAAATGCTTACTACTTATATCAAACAGGTACAACACTACAACCTACATGGTCAGCATCAACACCAGGTTCTGCATGGTCAGGTAAGACACTTGTATACTTTGATGGAACAGATTATTTAGCGAGAACAACAGGAACATCATTTACAGATTCAGGTTTCACATACTTCTTCGTAGCATTTAACAATAGTTCAAACACAAATGCATTAATATTCAATATGACAGACCAAGCCCCACCAGTTAATAGTGGTAAATATAGAGCATATATCGGACCTGGTAGACCTGTACCATTAGAAAATAGAAGTTTGACAATGGGTTCTGATGATTTTGGAATTAGCTGGTTTTGGTCAACTCCAAGTACTTTGGGAGGTAAAAATGGTTATATACTTGCGGCGAGTAGTGGAACAACATCAGGTTCATTTTCAGGAAATGCAAACAACTTAATTTATCAAACATCAAGTTCCGCAGGTTCAGTTCCAAATACTGTAAGTGCAATTTCAGTGGGAGCAAATAATGACGGAGCCGCCAAATTTGTTGGATATGTTGCCGAGATACTTGTTTATGGTAAACAATTAACACAAATTGAATACAATGATGTAATTAGTTACTTACAATCTAAATGGAACTATAATTCATGGTAATGATTATTCACTAAAAAAACTATATTTATAGATATGGAAGAACAAAAAATTAACGAAGATTTATTTAGAGTATTCAGTGGAGTTCAGGCTCGAGTACCTGTAATTGAAGAACAGCCAGGATATAATAACAGAACGCCATGGGTCTACTATGGAATTGCCAACTTGGCTCCTCAAGAATTAATTCGTTTATACAATAGTTCTCCAACCCACCGTGCAGCGATTATGTCAAAGTGGTATGGTGTAAGAGGGGAAGAATTAACATTGAAAGATGGGGACAATTCTCGTCTCATGATGGCAAATTCATTGGGTGACTCCATCTTCGACATCTGGAATAAGGCTTGTTTGGATTTTATTTTATATGGGTCATTTTCGTTGAATATTGTATACAAAAGAGACAGAGATTTAGGTTTTGAAATCTACTCAATGGATACATCAAAATTAAGAGCCGAGAGAAGTGATATTAATGACCATGTAAACAATTATTTTTATTCATCTGATTGGGCTAATGTTAAGAAATTTCCACCAAGAAAATTACCAGCAATGAATTTTATTGCTGATGAGCCAAGTCAGGTTTTTTATTACACAACTCACACTCCTGGCGCAGAATATTATAGCTGTCCTACATATTGGGGAGGTGCTACATCAATTGCGACAGAGGTCGAAATATATAACTGGTTTCATTCAAACATTGTGAATGGTCTACAACCGTCATTATTTGTTTCGTTAAATTCAGGGATTCCTGCTCCTGAACAAAGACAAGAAATCTACGAAACCTTATCCGCGAAATATGGAGGAAGCAACAATAGCGGAAAATTAATGCTCACATTTGCCAATACAAAGGAGGAGGCTCCCGAAATAACACCTGTTGGAACGAATGGTTCTGACACAATGTTTATTGAATTATCAAAGAAAGTTCAAGAGTCCATCTTGACATCACATCAGATAAGTTCACCTGAATTATTGGGTATTCGTACTCCTGGTGCTTTGGGTACACCGAATCATCTTGAAGCACAAGACCATTTCCAACACCTCGTTATAAATCCGATTCAAGAAGAAATAAAAAAAGTGTTCGAGAAATTATTAAGATTGAGAGATAATAAACCTGCCGAGATTGAAATTAAACAATTCAAAATGGTTACAGTTCCTGACGCAGCACCGATTGAAACGGTTGATGTAAATAAGGATGTTGCCGTTGATGAAAATAAAGACGAAACAATAGTATAATATGTCAGCATTAATTCCACAAAATGTGTTGCTCATTTCAGAGCAGAAAATCAAAAACTTTACGGACATTGACCAAAATGTTACATCAGCAGTTTTATTACCGTTTATTGCCGTGGTACAACAGACCAAATTGGAATACATCATCGGTGGAAAATACTACAAAGAATTATTGGACGGAGTAATCAATTCAAACTTGAATGATAATGATACAAACTTTCTTGAATACTTTGCACAACCAATGTTGATACATGCTGCCGCAGCCGAGGCAATGCCATCCATACTTTTCAGAATTAAAAATAATGGAATTGTGGCGGGTGCTGAAAATACCATCACACTAAAAGAGATGGAATATTTGCAACAAAAATATGATGACAGGTCACAATTCTTTGAGCAAAGAATGATTGAACAAATTATTTGGAACTCGAACTTATATCCGTCTGTATTTAACTACTCAACAAGAAATGGAATGCAACCTCATCTTGGTAAGAACTATTTTAGTGGTCTTGAATTATCACTTGGTAGATATTCAGGTTATGACATCGCATCTCAATTCCAAAAAAGTGGTATTGGATATTATTCAGGACCAGAGTATGCTTGTCTTTGGGGAGGACTTTAATTTATTATGAACGAAACTATATTATTATTTTTATCTAATGCGTTGACTGGTATTGCAGCATGGTTTGTTGGAAAAAGAAAACAACAAGCGGACACAGACAATCAGGTCTTACGCAATCTTGAATTATCAATTAATCTTTATAGAGGGATTATTGACGATTTGAAAAAAGAAATTGAATCACTTAATATTAAGGTTCAAGATTTGGAAAAGAAAATCGACGAATTACATAAAGAAAATAAAATCCTAAAATCCAAAGTTAAGTAATGCCAATTCCGTCAAGAGAAAAAAACGAAGATAAGGACCTATTTGTCCAAAGATGTATTTCGTCAATTATAGACGAATACGGACAGGAACAAGCTGCTGCGATATGTTATAAGGCAGCTGATGAGAAGATGTCTAAAATGGAAGATAAAGAGGTTTCAGAGGTATTCGTATTAACTCCAAGAAAGAGTGAGGGTAGAGGAAAATTTTTGCAAAGATGCGCGGCTCATCCAAAGATAAAAGAACAACATGGAGATAGAAAAGAAAGAGCCATCTTCTGTTTAACATCTTTCAACGAATATTATCGCTGGTGGGTGAAGATGGAAGAGTTTGGTGAAGAAGATACAAAGGGTACAGCACTTGGTGCATGTATCGCAAAAAAGAAAGCACAAGGAATAGATTATAAACAAGCCTACAGGGAATGTGCATCAAAAGTAGTTGTACCATCAGGTCCAATCGTTTTATCAGAAGACAATTTAATTATTGAACCAGTTGAGTTTCAAGATTGTCCTCCTGCAACATTAGACATTCCATTAAATATAGAGAACAGACAGAAGTGTATTGACCAAGCCCATTACGGTCCTTTAGACCCCAATCTTCCAAACGAGGATTATTGGAAAAAGAAAGCAGACCAGTTCAATACAACAACAGATGAAGCAAAGAAAGCTCTCTGTGGTAACTGTTCTTTTTTTATTCAGACAAAAGAAATTTTAGATTGTATTGCTCAAGGATTGGGTAATGTGGGTGTTGACCCGTATGATTCAATTCAAGCAGGTGACTTGGGTTATTGTGAAGCATACGACTTCAAATGTGCTGCAAGTAGAACCTGTGATGCATGGGTTGTTGGTGGTCCAATAACTGAATAATTTTATATTGATTACCAAGATACTATTGTTATATTTAGTATTGTGAGGGGTGCTACGCCATTGTTATTTTTACTCCCATTTAATCTATTGTTTATGTAGCCCCCTCATTTCTTATAAATCTTTATATGTTAAAAGTCAGGTTCTAAAAAAATCTGACTTTTTTTTTGTTTTATGCTTGACCTAAAGGTAGGTATAGGTTATTATTGTATTATAAAAACAATATAACTTATGGGACAAATCAAAAAACTATTAGACGAATTATTTGAAGAGGATGTATACACATTCCCTGATGACTTTGACATGGATTTCAAATCCATTAAAGAAAGACAACTTGAAGCAGAATACGCTGCTTACGAAGAAATGTTGGCTGATACAAAATAAAATATTAAATTTGTAGAATGAAAAATTATAGTAATACAATAAATGTTCTCGACGCATCCAAAGAAAGAATCTCTTGGACATTTGATAATTTTGAAAAGATTTATTTATCGTTTTCTGCGGGTAAGGATTCAACGGTAATGCTTCATTTGGTTATGGATGAGGCAATCAAAAGAAACCGTAAGATTGGGGTATTACTCGTTGATTTGGAGGGACAATATAATCTGACCATCAAACATGCTGAATCATGTTTTGAAATGTATAAGGAATACATGGATTTGTATTGGGTATGTCTTCCAATTCATTTGAGAAATGCTGTGAGTGTTT